GTGATTTCCGAATCGGAAGGCCCCTTCAACTAAAACGACCCGCCCGAGGTCAGTCGATAGGGTGCTTGCGAGGTCTTCCGCGTTTCTTCTTAGGTTGTAAGGCCTTCAGTCGCTTGCGCTCTTCTGCCTTGGATCGTCGCTCTGCCTGGTACTCAGCCATTGTGCGGTGTGGCTTGGGCTGGTATCCATGACTGATGGCATACTGTTTGTTGAGCTCGCTGATCTGCTTGCGCTCTTCGTCAGTCCATTGGTGCGGATGGGTCAGCCCTGTGCGCACGGCATGTTGCATGTTCGCCTGATAGGTACACCATTCGAGGTTGCTCACATGATTGTTGAGCTTGTTGCCGTCGATATGGTTGATGCACGGCAGGCTGTCGGGGTTAGGTGTGAATGCTTCGATGACCAACCGATGCACCTTGCGGCAGTACGGTTTGTTGTTCATCCAGAACATAACGGCATAGTAGCCTTTGCGCTGAATGGTCTGAGGCATGATGCGCCCAACCATTCCGTAGTACCTTTTCATTGAGCGCACACGTCCGAGGTTGCTCACCTCATACTCACCGTTGAACTCCTGAATCGGTTTCCATTGTTCCTGTTCCATCGTCTTCTTGCTTTACGAATTTACTCATGAGGTTGTCTGCCCATCGGTCTTGCCTTGCCTCGGCCCTTGCCTTCACCACCTTGGCCGTGTTGCTGCCCAACTCCTTATGGATGCGGGCATGGCAGGCGAAGCATAAAGCCTTCAATCCTTGAAGTCCGCAGTCGATAGCCAGTCGTCGCATCTCGTCTTTGGTTCGGGCAGTCTCGATGGGTACCACATGATGCACACACCTGGCACTCGTCACGATGCCTTCCTTCAGACATTCCTCACACAGTCCGTTAGTGCTCCTGAGTTTCGTAATTCGCAACTCCTTCCACTCGCGGCTGTTGTATATCTCGCTCTTGTCCTTGGCTACCTTGTCACTGACACCTCGCCAGTTTCGCTTCTTGCTCATACGCTTACCATTCTACACCATGCGGTCGCCACGGCAATGCCTCCAGCCAAGCAAGGGTCTCGGCTGCTCTTGCTTCCTCTTCAGGAGTTCGTTGTCTTGTTGGTTCCTGCTTACGTGGGAACTTGTAATCACTCTCTTCAATCATGGTCGCTCATATTGGTTTGTGGTTCTTCAGTCTGTCGCTGCTCACCTTCCAAGTCATGTGCCTCCATATCAGACAACTCGCGGTCTTCATTGTTGAAGTGTATGGTCTGCTGCTTGATTGCTGAGTCGGGCGTGCGGTGCGGCTTGCGCTTGAACTTCTTGCCGTACTCGATTGCCTTGCCGTAGTCGTGGTTCTCGCCGTAGCCTGGCATCTCCTGTTGTTCCTCCTCGCGATCTATCGAGTCGTTCATGTACTCACTGAGCAGGGTCAGCGTCTCGCGCATGGTGTCGCAATACAATCGCTTGCCTACCTTGTCGAGCTTCTTATAGAGTCCTGGCATACTGACCTTGATGATGCGCTCCAGTATGTCATCCACACAACGGGTCTCGATGGACTCGTCCATGAATGGCTTGTCGATCATCGTGAGCCCGAAGCCGTGCTTGCCCTTCTGCTGGAGTATCAGGATGACCTGCGCCACCTCTGTCTGAGCTGTCACGTCTGCGAAATTGAAAGCCTTGTGCCAACCAGGTTCTATCTTCAGCAGATTCAGGAAGTGTTGCATGTCGGACGAGATAGGCCCATCGTGCTTAGCACTCTCGATGAATGTCTGAATAAACATCTTGAAGAGGTCATTGCCGTTGGTGCCGTGTTGCAACCCCTCGCAGAGGATATTCACCAAGTCGTACATGGCTTGCGGCAACTTCACGCTGAAGGTGGCGTGACCACCATCCTGTACTTGTTTCTGTTCGCTCATTGTTGTTCTATTGTTAGGTTCATATTGTCAACCAAAGGTGCTACCGTTGGCATTTTCTCCTTAATATCGGCAATAGTTGTTATTGGTCGGCTTTCATTGATTATGCGCACTACCACGTCGGCGATGTCTGCCTTCTCACCATCGCGCTCGCACCACCACTCTGTAACTGGCTTGATGTCGATGGTCAGGCGGTCGTAGTGCAACTGTTCAGCCTTCTGTTGCCACTTCTGAATGCCATCGCGGTCAGGGTAGAGTATGATTCGACGGTGCTGGTCAATGATGGGCTTCAGCTTTTCGCGCGTCAAGTTCTCGATACCTCCACAGGCAAACCATACTTGTTTACAATTATTCCCATAGGCGATGCTCATTAACAGGGCAGTTTTCTCCGATTCGACGATACAAACAGCTTGGTCAACGTTCTTCACCTTGTAGGCATTCAGTAGGTGCATGCCGAAGTAGCATTGTTTCATCTCCTGCTTGTCCTCGTCGTATTCAGGATGTCGCTTATCGCGGAAGAGTGCCGAGTGAATCCAGTCGAAGGTGTAGGCACCCTCTCGCTTGTCGCGGTGGCCGTCCTCCTTGTAGAGCATCATCTTTCCCGTGCGCACTCGCTGCTCCTCGTCAATCTGCCACCATATCGTCATGCCGTTCTTGGGCGAGTGACCAATGCGGTATGCTGTCAGCATCTCGTCTATGCGCTTGCGCTGAATGGTGTCCCAGCTGATGGTACGAATCCAACGTATCAGATTGTTGTCGTCCACGTTAATCATACGTGCCCTGACCATAGTTTCAGGTAATACCAGCATAGGCAATGGTGGTGGTGCCGGTCGTGGTGGCGGTGGGGTGTAGTTGAAGTTTGTCATATCTGTTTCGATTGAATATTTCTTGCCTAACCATCTTATCGCGTCGGGGTAGCTCAGTCGCTCGTGCTTCATCAAGAAGTCAACCACTCCACCCTTTGCATCGCATTTGAAGCACTTGAAGCAGTTGCCCCTGGGATAGACAACGAACGATCCAAGATGATGGTCTTCATGGAACGGGCAAAGGCCGAGGTATCGTGCTCCTTTTTTCTTCAGCGTCACGAAGTCGCTTACGACCTCCTCAATCTTCGCCGTGTCCAGAATGCGCTCGATGATGTGTTTCTCGATTTTTGCCATAGTCGTAAAAAGCAGTCATTGTAAAGCCAAAACGCGTGCGTGCGAGGCTCTCCGCGCCGATACCCTGAATACCTCCCGAAACCCTGTACCCCCTATAAGGGGGTAACAGGGTATTCGGGGTTTCAGGGTTCGAGGTCAGGATTTGATGCAAATGGCATATCTTGCTCAAAGGCTTCCAACTCCTTTTTACTCAACGTCCATTTGTTATCGCTCATCTGATACATAATACCTGGGTGTGCGTCCATCAGTGCGTAGATGTATTTCTTGCACTTCTCCTCACCAACCCGCAATTCCTTCTTGGCAAGTTTCAGGATGTTCGAGAAATACTCGCTCTTAGGCGGGTAGATGATTTCCTTCAGCACTCTCGCCGTTTCCTTGACCATGATTTCCTCGTCTGTCTTCTGCTGGTCAAGTGTCGCCTGTAGTGTGCTGCCGCCGCTGATGATCTTCGGAATACCAAGACCACCGGCATCGTCGCAGACCTCAAAGGTCCAATCGTCAACATCCTTGCCGCGAGCGTCCTGCTGTTTCACCGTGAACGTCACCTGACCGCTGCCAGCATCCTTCTTCTTCGAACTGATGAAGGTGTCGCTGACTTTGTTGCCAAGTTCAGTTCCAAGGTGTCCGCGCATCTTGCTCTCATCATCATTCGATGGACGAGGGTTCATGTGTAGGACATTCCAGATGCAGCAGTTGTTCTTACTCGCAAGGCTCATCATCTCACCCACAATGGCCGACGACTCGCTGTTGTCGTTGAAGTCGTTCACCAAATCTCGCAGACCATCAATGAACACGATGTCTGGCTTCTTTGCCTCGATAGCATTCTTAATGAGTCGCCATCGTTCCTGATTCGATGACCGATGCTCTGACTTCGGCACCTCTCGCAACCATAGTACATGGAATCGAGGGTGCTGTGCCTTCATACTCCAGTCGCACAGCCAATGCACTCGTCTCAGAACCTTGGCCGTGTTCAGCTGCTCCATCTCTGTATCGCAGTAGAGTACGACAGGATCATGACCAAGGAAGTTGATGGTATCCTGACGTGTTCGCAGTCCTGAAAGATATTGCTCGACGCGACTCAGACCACTTCCGAGTGCCACAGCCATCAGTTGTGCCAGCACGAAAGTCTTTCCGTTTTTCTTCTGTCCGCTGATAGCCTGAATACCTCCAAGTGGTGAAAAGCCCACACCGTTGAACTCATACAAATAGTGTGGTTCTGGGTATTCCTTTTCTGGATCAAGCCAGTAGGCATCAAGTTCGGCAAAGCGTTGCTGTCGTTCCTCATCGGCCAACTGTTCAGGTGTTGCCAACTCAGGAAGATTGTTTATATTCTCTTCACTCATAGTTCCTGTTGTTTATTGCTGCCGCTTTCGCTCTCGTTCGATAATCCCGTACTCGCTGCCGGCATACCTCCGCGTTGTTCGCGTAGTAATCGCGCTGTCTGGCTCTTCTTTCATCACGATGAGCCATGTATCGCTCATGATCTCTCTGCTGTCTGCGAGTCTTCGCCTCTGCTGTCATTGTTTCGTAGGAATAAGGAGTGACAACCTGTAGGATGCCACTCGTTGAAAAATTCATCAGAACGGTAGGTCATCTGTCTTTTCTGTGTTATCTGTCAATGGTGCGGCTACATTTGTCTGTGGCGTCGTTCCTTGTGCTGCCGCAGCTTCTTGCATGTTCGCGCTGGGCTGTTCTGTTGGAACTCCCTCAATCTTATACAGCCTTAACTCATTGTAGTATCTTCCCTCGTACTCTCTTGTGCGATGGCTGAATCCACATCTTACTTCCATGCCCTCCTTGAGGGTGTCCATGACTTTTGTGTCGAAGGTCTCCAGCACCACGCTGTCAGCGTAGCGGTCGGTTGGATGCTCAAAATACTCGAATACGAAGGGCAGTGCCTTCCATTCATTACCTGTTCTTGCGCTTGTGCCGCTGCGCAATGGCAACAACTTCGCTACTTTTCCTGTAAATTCCATATCTTTGATTTTTAAAAAGTTTGTTCTTCCAATTCTTCAAGGTCCTCAATATTGATTTTAAGTGCCTTGAACGTCAAGGCTTTTAACTTCGGACGTTTTCCCAGAATCTTGTCGAGACGCTCGCGTGTTATGAAATCAGATTTTCTATTCAGCTCGGCACGCCATATCTCCAAGTCTTCTATCAGGTCGTTGTATCGTTCACGCTCTTGGATGAGCTGCTTGCCCATTGATGCGCGATGCAGCCTGGTAGTCTTTATGTCGTTCGTCAGCTTGCTGATCCTTGCCGCTGCTCTCTTCGTGTCTGAGGCGTTGCATGCTGCCTTGATGAAGTCCTTCATCGTCTCCACCTTGATGTGGTCAGTCATTTTCAAGCCCACATGCAACATGAAGCCCTCCAGTAGTTTTTCTGGTGTGAAGTACATGAAGCCATGACAGCCTTCGATGTCGAGAGTGTAACCAGCCTCCTTCGTTGTCACTTCGATGCGTGGCAACTTTCTGCGTTCTTTCTTGTTCTCTTTCATGTTTTTAAAGATTAATACATCTGACTATCCAGCCAGCCTATGAAGCCCATCAGTAGCGTCATGGCCAACGGTGCAACAATTCCGAATATCACCAATTCCTTACGCGAGAAGTCTTCCTTCAGGATGTCCTTCTTCACAATTTCTACAAGTTCTTTCATAATGATTTATATTTTGTTTGTTAGTGAATTTGCAAAAAAACAGCCGATCCTCACGGACAGGCTGATGAGTTGAAAAATGAAAAAATCTAATTAATAAATAGGTAAAATACAAATAAAAACTGGTAAAAAGAAAACTTTAATATTATTATGATTTCTGAATAACTCCACTCTGCGTTTTTGCGGGCTTGTGACCGCCACCGTTCCCAGCCGTTCTCGGCTGGGCATAGTTGCCGCATTAGAGTCTATCAGGCTGCTGACCTATCCACATTTCTGCTTCGTCCGGCTTGCTTTCGCCCTACGTCTTGCACCTCGGCTATGACCTCCTTTCGGAGATGGTCTTGGAGATTATGCCTTACGCAGCTCACTCCTGCTTATGGTGTGACTTCGATATGCCGTTTCGTCCAGGCTGCCACCGCCCTTTCCATCACTTCTGATTTCCGTTGCTCGTCTGCCTCCGCTGTCGTTGGTTAGTCGGTATGTTATATCTATATTATTATTCTTTCGTTGCCATCGACCATATTGCTTCAGCATATCCTCACTACGTCCGTCATCGCTCTCCGGCCCTTCGCACTGTTTTTTACATCCTTGCGCGTAGATGGTTCTTTGTGGAAGGTGAGGGATTCGAACCCCCGATGTGCGAGATTTCACCTATTAAAGGCTACCGTTGCCTTTGTCCTCTCAGCCAACCTTCCTTGCTTCGTTTATTGCGTCACGATTTTATCGTGACATCATTCTTTTGGGCTCTTTATCAGTCCCTTCAATTTTCCTTCCTGAATCATTCGGTTAATCTTGTGCTTAGGATAGGCCCACCTGGTGCATGTCTCGTCACCGTCTGGCCATATCACCGAAGCACACTCCCTTGGCAATAGTTCACCATGATGATTCAACCAATCTTGTGAGATCATTCCGAAGTTCTCCAACAATCCCTTCGATGTCAGCCACACCTCGTCAGCACCTTCCAGCATCTCCGTCATAGTTGCCTTCACTGTTGCCACTATCTCTGCTCGTAATAGTCTGTCCATCGTTATATTTTGGTTATTTATAGTTTTATTTGTTTTGCATCACTTAGTCCTTGTAATGCTCACAGCCACAGCCTCGTAGTCTGGCTTGAACGTAAATTCCAAACCCTCTTCCTGCTTCATCTGAAGGCATGTTATGCGGGCAGATGGTATTTTCTTCGGGTCTAACAGATTGATGATTCGTGTCTGTCCCACGTGCATCTCTCTCAACTCCTGTCTGGTTACTTTTTCTTGTGTCATTTCTTAATCTTACTTAATAATTAGCCTTAATTATTCCAACTTGGCAGAAAAAGCCGTATATTTGCAATCCTACACTCGCCAAAGTTGCAGCAAATTATGCGGTTATCCGCTTGTGAAAAGACGGCATCCCGTCTGACGGCTATTTTCTTGCCCGTTGGTTAATTACTTACTTTCGGGTGCAAATATAAGAATAAACTTTTTAACTCGGATTAATTCGGGCTAATTTTGATTAATTATTAAGATATTTTAATAGAAATGGGAATAATTGAAGATAATTTACATCCAAAAGTTCTAAAAAACCATCTTTTCATAAAAGCTGTCGATTGGCTTATAGATACTAAAGCCGTTGACAGCCAAAAAGATTTGGCTGCAATCACGAAGATTCAAGAACCAACGTTATCTAACATCAGAAATGACAAGAAAGTAGTATCTGATGGAACGATTCGCAAACTGTTAGATGCTTTTCCTGGAGTTTTTAACATGGAATATTTTCGCGGACATAGCATATATATGACTACGGAAGAATTAATATCATGTACACCAAGACCAGACGACAACGAACATCCGCAACAACAAATCAATCTTCCATATTATTCAAGTCTGTTGAATGCAGCGATTGCCGCCAAAGACGAAACCATATCGTCCTATCAACAACAGCTTGCATCTAAAGATGAACTCGTTCAAACATTACAGAATCAGTTGGCTGACAAAGATATGATAATCTCAGCAAAAGACGAACATATAGCAACACTCAAGAGAAGGATCACAGAACTACATAATGAAATAACCAAACGCATTGGTCAAGATATTACTGGCTACCCTTTCACTATTGGCGTATCTGAAGACCAACAATCAGCAAAGAAATGAACGACTAAAATTCATACATCAACTTCTTCTATGTACTCCCAGAACTACACCCGGAGATCATTGAGAAAGTAAAAAAATAAGTAAAACAACACCAAATGTTTCCCCAAATAAAAAGATGAACTGATGGAAACACATGTACATATTATATATTACACAATTCATACTGAATCCCAACGGGATCACGAATCATGTTTGCGCGATCCTCCGATAATACGAGTATATCCGCGCAAACACAAGCGAAAGAAGGAATACTATAAATTTAAATGACTTGTGAAGTTTTGTGGATTTTTGTGACGTTTTGGGCAGATGTTTCCCCAATGTTTCCCCATGTGTTTCCCCAAAATATTTACAACTAAAAAAATAAAGCAATGATAAAGACAGCAATTATATATAACCACAGAGGGCGATTTGGTAAGGACGGAACTGCACCTGTTGAGATACGTGTGACAGTTGGTCGTCGTGCGTACTATGTTAATACGGGCGTGCAAGTGCGTGCGCGTGAATGGAAGTTAGGGCAGGTGGTGAACCGGCAGGACAGTGAGGAACTGAATGAACGTGTCGGCATTATGCTGGCGCGTGTAGATGGAATTATCAATGAACACCTAAAGAGTGGAACGGAGGCTGATATTGATTTTGAGGATGTGAGGCGACATGTAAAGTCGCCAGATAAGCGCAAGCGCGTTGAGGATGATGACGACATGCTGGCGTGGATGGAGAATGAGGTTGCGCGGCTGTGCCATTCCAAAGGTACGCTGAGTCATTATAGGACGTTGCTTGCGAGGTTGGCTGAGTATGGTCAATTGCGTAGGTGGTCGGACTTGTCGGTGGAGTCTATCAGCCGATGGGATGAATGGCTTCACACTATCAAGAAGCGGCAGTCGAATGTGGAGATCAAGATGAAGATTCCTGCAAAGAATATCAGCCAGGGTGCGGTTCATAACTACCACAAGAATATGCGGGCGTTGTTGGGCCGTGCCTTGAAGTTTGGTATTATCCAGTCGAGTCCATACGAACGAATGCGTGGTGATATTGAACGTGGCGATATTGAGACGGTGGAGTTCCTGACTGATGAAGAGCGCGACCGCATAGAGGCATTGACACTGACAGAGGGGCGTGTGATTGCCGCTGCAAGGGATATGTTCATGTTCCAATGCTATACTGGTATGGCTTACTCGGACATGATGGCGTTTTCGCTGAAGAAATGCAGGCAAGATGGCGACGCCATCACCTACTCTGCCCCACGAATCAAGACGGGCGTATGGTTCTACATTCAGATATTGCCGAAGGCGCGGGCGGTTGCTGAGAAGTATGGTGGCAGTATGCCGGATGTATGCAACGAGGTGTTTAATCGTAAGCTGAAGGATATTGCGAAGGAGGCTGGTATTACCAAGAAGCTGACGACGCATGTCGGCCGTCATACGTTTGCGACTTGGGCTCTCAGGAATGGAGTGCCGATTGAGCGTCTGGCAAAGATGCTGGGGCATACGAAGATTACGCAAACGCAAAGGTATGCGAAGGTGCTGGCACAGGATGTTTATGCAGAGTTCGAGAAGTTGAAGTGATCCTGCGACTAAAGGCGCAGGAACAAAACGAAGCAAGAAAAAGCAGTGAGGTTATTCCTCGCTGCTTTTTCTTGCTTCTTCAAGGCGTGCATTTTCTGCTACCATGAGTGCCTGAAGTTCTTCTTCTTCTTCTTTCGTGATGGCGGGCTCCATTTCGTAGTCGTCGTCATCCTCGAAAAGCATTGGGAACATCTTCTGAGGCGTGTTGCCTTCAGAACCACGGAAAGCGTAGGTGCTGGCGAAAACGTCCTCTGCGATGAGCTGAAACAAGAAATGGTGACGCTTGCGGTAGCCTCGCAATATTCGTCTCGCCTCCCAGAACTTGATGTCGTACAGAAACTCTTGGCGTGGTAGTCCTATCTCGCCCACGAATAGCTCGTAGAGGTCGTGGGCGGTTAGGCGTTTTTTCTTTTCCTACCGCCTTTTTCTTGTTTGTCTTCGGGTTCGCCTTTGGGGACGTGGTAGAACTCCTGTCGCATGCTGAGGATGGTGAGCATGGCGGTGCCAATTTCGACTGGTGTGGCCTCGCGCATAATCTCGCTGTCCTTGACGGGGGCTTTGTCAGCGTCCTCGTAATAGGCCATCATGCAAGCGATGATAGCGAAGATGGTACGCTTGATGTCGGGGTCGCGCTGTGCCTGAATGCTTTCGATGGCGTGCTTGGCGTAGTCGAGCATGTCTTCTTCAGCGAGGTCTTTGTAGGCGATTTCAGTTGCGTAGCAGTAGGCCAAAGTGACCTGCTTGCTGCATAGGGTGATTTCTTTTGTGATCATAGTTCCTTAATTTTAGCCCCGCAACAGAAGTCGCGGGAACGGTGACGAAAAAAAAACGCCCGCCAACTGCTCGGCATTGAAGATCGCAAGGCAGCGGCAGGCGCGTTAGGGGTTATGCTCCTACAGTGTAGGCACCGTAGCCTGTGAGGGTGGCGGTGTAGTCGCTGTTGGCTTTGTTGGGGTTATTCGTCTGAAGCTGGGTGATAACCACAGAACCGCTGACGATGACGGCCCCAGCTGTGCGCTGGTTGTCACCAGAGACGTTGCATATCTTCCACTTCACGGGGTTGCCAGTCTCCTTGATGGTCTGAATGTCTGCATACGACTTTGCACCGACAGCCGACGTGATGGTGTCGTTGCCACGCACGAGGGCCTGAGTGGTGATGTCGTAGTTGAGTGCGACGGGCTCCTGAACCTCCCATGTTCCGGGCGTATCTTTTGTCGTTGCGGATTCGAGCTGCATAGATACATGGATAGACAACTGACGGGCGGCGGCGATAACGGCCACAGGAGCCGCTGTATTGTCGCTCGACAGGAACAGACGTACGAACTGACCCTTTGTGTAAGAGCCTGCGCTGATGGCCTCGAATGCGGGTGTTGTGCTGACGGTTGACAGCGGACCGCTACCCGCAAATTGGAGACTCTTTGCGGAATTTTCTCTGTCGTTGAAGGTCAACGTCAGATCATTCAAGTAGGCAGTACCTGTACGGGCAAACGCAGCCTCTTCGGGAGTTTGGTTGTCGGTGGTTGACACTTCATCCCACAGAAGCGTGAATGGTGTGAGCGACTTAATGGCCGTCAGCATCGCTCCAGCGTCTGATACGTTCAGCGACTCTACCTGTACACTCCAGTTCTGACTGACGACTACAGGCTTTGCAGCCATGCCGACATCATCCTTCGTGCCACCATCGTCGGTGTTTGTTCCCTGCGTGATTTGGCATGAGGTCGCCATGCCCACGCACTTGAACTTCGAGGCGGTGGTGTCGTAGACTAAAATTCTAAAGTTTTGTCCTTTTAATATCATAATGCGTAACTTTTAATCGTTAGAAATATCGACGCGGATGGTGAAGACTCCCGCGTCTGGGTTAAATCCGACGGCTCCTACTCCATACTTCACATTGGCAGGGATGTCGTTGACCATTTCAGCCAACTCGTCGCGCGTCTTGGCAGTCAATACGGCGGTACCGTTCTTCAGCAGCTCCTCCACGAATGTCGGTTGCTTGGTTTCAGTCGTTTGCGGTGTCTTCTTGCTCATCGTCAATATCGGCTTTAGTTATACATTGATAAATGAGGGGCTTATAGTAGCAGGGTTTCATCCAGTCCCAAGCCAACTCGCCTGATGTTAGGCTGACCAGTTCCGGCATGTCGGTACCGAGGTTGGCCATATAGGTCTCCACGGCCTTGCGAACACGGCGCATGATCTGCTTCACCTCCTGCGGGCTATTGCCTGCAATGTCAACGGTCACACGAACTTCATCCTCGCCGCCTTCCCACACGCAATCCTTGGTAGTCACGTTGTTCTGGAAACCATCATCGGTGATGATGATATTCGGGACTTCCGTATTGTCGAGCTGGTCAGGTGGTATCTCGAAGCACGTCGAGGTGACGCGACCGCCGATGGTAGTCATCAGCGATTCGTCGGCCACGATTGCCTCATAGATGATTTCGTCAACTGTCTTCATTGCTTATTGGGATTGGTGTTTCTGTTAGAAAACCGACGGGCTGACAGCCTTTGCTGCGCATCGGAGCAACCCGTCGGTCGTATCAGGAACTATGAACCTGCTACGTTGCGAGAGAGTTTAGTTGCTGGGGTTCACGACCTTCAGCAGCATGAATGCCTGGGGAGTGCCGTTTGCGCCGTTGACCTTGCCAGAGAGCTCGGTGATACTGATCTCGGTAGAGAAGACGATGACCGTCTTGTTCTGCTTGGCCACCTGAGCACTTGTCGCGTCAACAGTCTGACGAAC